GGTTGGAGGAGATTCGGGAGAAGTCGCCTGAGCCGTTGGAGATTGAGACTGAAACCAGTGGCTGAACTGTCTTACATGGAAGAAATAGCGTTGCTAGGCGACGATGCTTTCGTAGACAGTTTGAACGATGAGCAGAAGCGCGAACTGTTGTTCGATTGGGCGGCGTGGCGCAGACCGAAGCAAAGGCCCCCTGAGGGCGACTGGTTGATCTGGCTTCTGTTAGCCGGGCGTGGTTTCGGTAAAACCCGCACAGGCGCAGAGTTTGTCCGCGAGGAAGTAGAAGCAGGCCGTGCTGCACATATTGCATTGACGGCTGCGACGGCTTCCGACGTGCGCGACACAATGATCGAAGGTGAGTCAGGTCTGCTAAGGATCTTCCCGCCGGGGCAGCGTCCACGGTATGAGCCGTCAAAGCGCCGCGTCACGTTTCATAACGGTTCTATGGCAGTCGCATACACCGCTGATGAACCTGACCGGCTGCGTGGTCCAAACCATGACCTTGCATGGGCCGACGAGTTGGCTTCGTGGCGATATCCGGAGGCGTGGGACATGCTGATGCTGGGTCTACGAATCGGGAAACATCCACGCTGTGTCGTAACGACAACACCGAAACCGGTCGGAATCATTCGACGGTTATTGGCTCGCGACGACGGGTCAGTTGCGGTAACCAGCGGGTCAACATATGAGAACCGCAACAATCTCGCCGGGTCGTTCCTCGATGAGATTCTGCGACGCTACGAAGGGACACGTCTAGGCCGACAGGAACTCCACGCCGAACTCTTAGAAGACCTTGAAGGCGCATTGTGGAATCGCAACCAGTTAGATGAATGCCGTGTCGTCAAACATCCGCAACTAGACCGCATCGTTGTCGCAGTTGACCCAGCCGCATCCAGTGGCGAGGAGAGCGCCGAAAACGGCATTGTGGTCGCGGGGATCGGCTCCGATGGACATGGGTATGTGATTGACGATGTATCGCTCAGAGGCTCTCCAAATGAATGGGGTCAGGCAGCAGTAGCGGCATATCACAGGCATTCCGCTGACCGCATTGTCGCTGAAGCCAACCAAGGCGGAGACATGGTGTCACACACGTTGTATACAGTCGATCCGAAAGTCCCTGTGAAACTCGTCAGGGCTTCACGCGGCAAACAAACCCGCGCTGAACCGGTCGCAGCCCTGTATGAACAGAATCGCATTCACCATGTCGGCTTCTACGGTCTGCTGGAAGACCAGTTGTGCGGATGGGTTCCCGGCTACGGCGCTTCACCGGACCGTCTAGATGCGTTAGTCTGGGCGATGAGCGAACTCATGGTTTTGGGGCAGGGTCAGACACCAGTCGTTGTCCCTGTTAGCATGGAGCAAACCTCCCCGTGGCAGGTCAGGTAACAAATGTCAAACAACAATGGCGCAGTCGGATTCGATGATCCCCCTGTGACTAAAGTACGCCCGTCGTCAACCGACTTCATGGAGATCGGTTCTACTGGCCTGTGGCAAAACATGGGGCAGGTTCGCGAAGACTTCCTGCGCCAGTTGCAGGGCGCACAGGGTGTAGCCAACTACCGCGAAATGGCTGACAACGATCCGACTATCGGAGCGATCCTCCACTCCATCGAAATGATGATCCGTGGAGTCGATTGGACTGTCGAACCAACTGATGTCTCCAACGAAGCCAGCATCAGCAACGCACAGTTTGTATCCGAATGTATGTCAGACATGAACCACAGTTGGCCTGACACACTGTCGTCAATACTGTCGATGTTGACATATGGCTTTTCGTATCACGAAATCGTGTACAAGCGCCGAGGCGGCAACACAGGCAAGTCGAACACTCATTCAAGGTTCAATGACGGCAAGATCGGCTGGCGCAAGTTGGCGATCCGCGCACAAGACACTGTCAACAAATGGTCACTTGACGAAAACGGCGGCATCCAAGGCATGTACCAGTTGGACCCGAATGCCCCGGCACGCGGACTTGTATTTATCCCGATTGAAAAGTCTCTGCTGTTCCGCACGACTGCAAAGATGAACAATCCTCGCGGCAGGTCGATTCTCCGCAACGCATTTCTGCCGTGGTATTACAAGCGCCGCATCCAAGAGATCGAAGCAATCGGCGTGGAACGCGATCTCGCCGGTATGCCTGTCGCGATGGTTCCACCACAGTTGCTCTCGGACAATGCGACTGATCAGGAAACAGCAGCCCTCAACGAAATCAAGAAGATTGTTCGCAATATCAAACGCGACGAGCAAGAAGGCATCGTGTTTCCGATGGCCTACGACCCGGAAACGAAGCAGCCTGCCTATGAACTGAAACTGCTATCTACAGGCGGCAGGCGGCAGTTTGACACTAATCAGATCATTACCCGGTACGACCAGCGGATCGCGATGACAGTCCTCGCAGACTTCATCCTGTTGGGCCATGAGAAGGTCGGCACGCAAGCATTGTCTGTGTCGAAGATCAACCTGTTTACCGATTCGTTGAATGCGTGGCTGGAGGGTATTGCAGACGTGTTCAACAATCACGCCATTCCTCGCCTCATGCGAATCAACGGCATCGACCCGTCGTTGGCTCCGTCACTCAGATTCACCCCTCCGAAGAATGTAGACATAACAGCGTTAGGCAAGTTCTTGACTGAGATGGCTTCAGCCGGTGCCCCAATGTTCCCAGATGAGGATCTCGAAAACTATTTGCGCGGCATCGCAGGCCTTCCACAAACCGAGTCTGAACAGGTTTAGTCGTGGCCGGAACGGTCACGGTCGCTAAGCAAGCCCAGCATCCCGGCTGGGATTATCAACGCATCCCGTTGAGCCTGCCGAAAGGCTCGTCAGGTCAGGCTGCATTCCGTCCCGCAGGGGAGCCTCGTCTACGCCACCGGGAGAGGGCGCTCGCCGGGTTACTGGAGCAGGCGTGGGCTGCTATCCCGGCTGAAGCCGTCAGAAACTTTATCGACACGCAAGACAGCAGCGCCCTGTTGGCTTCCATCGTTGAAGTGTTGGCGGTGCGAACACCGGACATTGAACGCGTCATGTGGGAACAGTACGTGGAGTCGGGTGTTGTCGCAGCGAATGAAGTTAGAGGGGAAGTCGTTGCGGCGTGGCGTAAAGTCAACAAAGACACCGACCCGTTGCCGTCACAGGTGTTTACACGTTTCCGGTTTGATCGTGCATCCCCGACTGCAACCCAGTATGCGAAAACGCAGGCAGCAGAACTGGTGACTTCAGTTACTGCATCCACACAGCAAGCCATTCAGACTGTCGTGCATCGCGCATTCACAGAATCCCGGATGCCGTCACAAACAGTGGGGTCGCTAATCACAATCTTGGAAGAGGCGACAAACACGTTTCCGTTGCAGCCGCAACAGTTGGCTTTCGTTCAGGCAACCGGTGTCAATATCAACGGGCTGACTCCCCGGTACGCCAATGCCGTGTTCAACCATTCAACGAAAGTCGCTGACGATCTTCTAGACAGAGGCATTACCGGTATCAAAGCCTTAGAGATCACCAAGAAGAAAGGTCAGGCATACGCCAAGAAACTGCGACGCTCCCGCGCTAAGACGATTGCACGCACAGAGGTCATCAAGGCTCAAACACAAGGCCGACTAGAAGCCTTCCAACAGGCAGCAGCAGCAGGTCTAGTTGACCCGAAGAAAGCCCGCGTCCAATGGTTGACCTCACCGATGGATGCGTGCCCAACCTGTACGCCTATGAACGGGCAAACAGTTCGGCTAGGCGAAGGCTTCTCCATTGGGGAACCGCCCACCCATCCGTCGTGCCGTTGCACAGTCAGGCTGATTCCGAATCCTGACGTTCACGGGCAGCCACGCATTGTCGCAGGATCCGGCAAAACAGGCGATCCGTTCCTGTGGCAACATCCCCCGGCGACAGGTCCACGGGCCGACTTTATCGCAGGGCCGAATGTGACATCTGCGACAGTCCCAATGCCCAAGCCGAAGGCAGATCTAAGTAAATGGAACAAAATAGAACAAGCGATACTTGATGATCCCCAAGAGATGGAAGGTATGAAGTTTCATATGTTCGCGCCCGACGGTGTGAGCGACGAGTTTTGGGAACTGTACGGCCCGACAGGACCGGGTGGCGTGCTGGCCGATGCGATGGCTATCGCTACGACAGAAGCCGACCGCGCGTATTTGCTTGAAAAAACACACGATGCGTGGATGCTGGCTAAGGGCAGCGCAGTAAATACCGACTTTCTACCTGCGTCGGACGAGTTGCTTGAAATGTTGCTTGTCAACCAGACTGATGAAATAAAGGCGCTTGCTTCAGACTTTATCGAAGCCCGAAAATATGCAAGCCCAGACTTCGTCGGCGACAAAATGGGTTCGCTTACAGAGTTTCGCCTTGCCCGGCTTGAGGCTACGTCAAGTGAACCTAACCGAGCCGCCGGAATGTCAGACAGGTTCTGGGCGTTTCTACGGGGCGGCACTGCTGATGAGTTGGAAAACTTTGTCAGCAGCGCAGATGACCTCATTGAGTTCAACAACGCCCTCGGAGCAGTTGATGCGGGTCTCGCACCGGATATCAAAACAGCACTTCTCATTGAATGGGGTC